CTCAAAATACAGGGCAAGGGTGTGGTCTGACAGTGGGGTGTCGCGGTATGCCAGGTCTCCTGTCGTCACTGGCATCCACATGACGGTGTGCCACTTGTCGCTTATGGGCACCCGGGTTGCATGTAGCATGTCGCCCGCGGCCTGTAGCGACAGGGTCCCGAGGTCTTCGGCCGTGGGGCTGCTGCCCCCGTACACTATCCCTGCGCGGTAAAGCGCCGGTCCGGTGTAGCGGGCACGCAGGCCAATGGCAACGGCCCGGAAGCCCGACGTGTCGACGCTGAGCTCGGCGACGGTCGATCGCGCGCCCACCCACGACCGCGTGATGGTGTTCGTGTACGCATCAGGCGTTGTGGTGACGTTGCCGACCGATGAACTTTGTGTTCGCAGCACGACGTCACCGTCGGAGGTGGGATTGTGGGCGCCGACCAGGATGAAGCCATCGCCGGTCAAGCCGGTCGACAGCACCCCGCGTTGCCAGATTTTGATCTTCTGGCTAGGCAGAGAGACTAGGTCTGGGTAGCACGGTAGCTGGTCGTACGCGCTGAAGGGCTGGGTGCGCGCCTTCAGGTACAGGTCTGCGCAGGGTGAGAGCACAGCTTGATGCTGTGCTCGCGGGGCTGCTCGCGTCTTGCGTCGGTCGCGGCGCTTGCGCGCCTTGTTGGACTTCGGAGGCATCGCGTAGATGAGTTGAGACTTTCGCAGTGTTGGAGATGGGGTCTGGGTCGGTTGTTTACTGCGCCCGCGTGAAGAGACCACGCGGGTCCGACCCACCCCTGGTGCCGCGTTAGCGGCGGTGACCTCGGGCGGGGTTCGCACGCCCGGCTGCGGTCATGGCGCCGGGCCGACCCGCCCGGGGTCGCTGTGTGGGTTGCGTGTCGTGCGGGGCTAGCGTGTCGGTTGCGCGGCCCTTCCCCTTGTTGGGGCCTGGGTTCGCGTCTTTGGCTGGAGGTGGGCGTCGGTTATGTCTCTTGCCGCCTCTCTTGCCACGCTTTTTCTTGGCTGGCACCACTTGGTCGTCGTAGGCTAGGGGAACCGTTGGGTGCGGTTTTGGCTCAGGGATCGCCGCGAGCAGCGGCGGGGATAGCAGGTCGAGCGGGTCCAGGATCGCACTGTTCCACTCTTCGAACAGGGCGATGTCGATTCCTGCTTCGACGGCCAGGTCGTCCATCCATGGGGCGAACGCGTTTGGCCACTGGTTCTCGCGCGGGTGGGCCGCCCACCACCCCCTGAGGTCTAGGGCGGTGGCCGTGCCCAGCCTCGCCACCACGTTCATCGCCCACGCGCCAATCACGGGTGTGTTCGCGTCTGTCTGGAGGATGTCCAAGGCCTTCTGGATCGCCTTGTCTTTCGGCGTCACCTTAGGACCGAGGTGCGCGGTCAGGTGCAGCTTCAGGAGGCGTCGCAGTAGGTCGGTCATGGAGTTGGTGTCGCCGTAGGCCACGTCTGGACCATAGCATCGGGCCAGGTACTTCAGGCCTGGCTGGCCGGCCCGGATGCTGTCGCCTGTGAGCACTTGGCCCATGTCCTTGGCGGCACGTTGTAGCGTCTTCATCGACACGCCAGCTACGAGACAGTCGTCTCCGCAGCACAAGCCTATCTTTGCGTAGGCTGCGCTGGGCGTGTTGTTGGCGCCGTCGCGTCGAGTGGCTCGCTGGGCTAGGTAGCAAATGAACGCCGAGAGCAACGTGTTGAACAGGCTCGTCTCGGGCGATCCTGACAGGCGCGACGTCCCGCTGTCGTACTCTACACCGTGCGTCGTGTAGCACTTGAGTGAATACTGCGATCGCATGAGGTCTAGCAACTCGGCATGGTGCTCGGTGTGGAACAGCCGGAGCATGAACCGGCGCTCGAGCGTGCGCGCGACTGGCGCTACGTGGCCGTCTTGGCGTTCGAAGTCTGTGCTCACGACCCAAGGAGCGCTGCCGGCGAGCTCCGCGACGGCTGTCGCGATCTCCAGTGGCGTCATTCCCGGCACAAACCACGCTTGTGTCTTGGCGTGGCGCGCGGCTGCGTAGGTGTACCGGCTGTAGTCGAACTTGTCCGCCGGGTTGATCACCACGATCATGCGGGCGTCGCCTTGCTTGCTCTCCTTCTTGATGAAGGCCCGGCCGACGCGATCCTGTAAGGCGCCGTCGGCCGCGTCATGCAGCATCGGCTGTTGGGTTGCCTTGTCCATGTTCTGCCAGACGGCGTCTTCGTGATCGGGACGTTCGCGGTGTGGGACCGCGACGAGCTGCGACAGGAAGTTCTCGATCTCCGTGTCCAGGAACGGCGTGCTCTCAACATGGCTCCGCGTGTTGGTCACACGGCCTCTGACCGCCATGTCGTCGGTCTCGACGCCTGGGCTGGGCGCGAAGCCGCCGTGTGCAAATGGGCTCATGAAGCTCTCCATCAGGTCCTTGCCGTCTGCGTCGTACGTGAGCGTGAACGGCGCAAACGTTCGCACGCCCTCCACAGCTCGTATAACTAGAGGCGGCTGGCACGGCGCATTGGCGCGATGGAACTGGGTTGCGATCGAGGACTGCGTCATGTCCTTGCCAGTGTGTTTCTGTACGGTTGGCACGCTGAGTTTGTTCGCGCCAATCGTCGACATCACTGACAGTGCGTCGTGCTCGGCGACAGGCAGTGTGGCAACTACGTAGAGGCCGGGGCGGCCGACCGAGCGCAGGTGGCCCAGCTCGGGGTCGCTGACGTCCATGATCGTGAACTCGCCGTCCACTGGGTTGAGGCGGCGCAACAGGGCTCGCTCGAGGAAGGTCGCGGCCAAGGCGCCCACAATTCCATAGTTCGCTAGGGGTGAGAGCGCCACGAGTGATTTGCACGGTGACGTGGTGCGCCGTGCAATGCGGTACGCGCGTGCGCGCACCGTCCACGGTGCTAGTAGGCATCGCCAGAGCGACAGGTTGGTCACGTAAGTGGTCGCGTCGGACCAGTCCCACAATTCGTGTTCGTACGGGCCGTCACTGTACATCATTGTGAGTCTGCCGTCCTTCTGGAACGTCCACGAAAACTCGGGTGTCGTGCCAGCGACCGCGTGGGGTGTGACCGTGTAGAGCAGGCGGGGCACAAAGACCCCGCCGAGTAACACCTCGTGGAAGTTCTCGTGCATGTCCACGTCAATGTGTATGTCGAGATGCTTGGATGTCAGCTCGTCTCTCTGGGGGGCGACCATTACGTCTTTGATCCAGTAGTAGAAGCGATTGCCTCTCCTGCCGGTGCGCTGGTTCTTGAGCGCTGCGGCAGTGAAGTAGGGCTCGAGTCCGAGGTTCGCCGCTAGTGACAATGCGAACGTCTCGGCTGCGTCTCGATCGGCCGCGGCATGGGCGTGTGGCTTGTTCCGGACTGGGGCCTGGGCCGGGAACGGTGTGTCGTAAAACTGTCTGTTCACGACACTGGTGGTTAGGTGGTATTCTCCGTTGGATGCATGCAGCAGGCGGGGCAA